GGATATCGAGGGGGATGAAGCCTATCGCGCCCGGCTCCTGTTCTCGAAGGCCTTCCCCGAACATGCCGGCGCGCCGGCCGATTGGCTGCGCTATACGCTCGCGGTTCCGGGGGTGACGCGCGCCTATATCGATCCGCTCGCCGCGGGTCGCGGCACGGTGGTCGTCTATCCGTTTTTCGATCTTGCCCGCCCGAATGGCATCCCGCTGGAGGCGGATCGCCTCGCCGTGGAAACCGCCCTTGCCTCATCCCGCCCGGGCGCCGGCCTGCCGGTGGTGAGGATTGCCGAGCCGGTCGCGGTGAATGTGGCAATCTCCGGCCTTGCCCCCGCCACCCCGGAGGTGCGCGGCGCGGTGGAAACCGAGATCGCGGCCACCTTCGCGCGGCAATCCCGGCCATCCGGGCTTTCGCTGGCGCATGGGTCAATGCCCTTTCTTGCCACGCCCACGATCTTCTCCCGCTCATGGATCTGGCAGGCCATCGCCAATGCAAGCGGGGAGGAGCGCCACACGGTTCTCGCCCCCGTGGCGGATATCCATCCGGCCGAAGGGCAGGTCGCCGTCCCAGGAATCGTGAGCTTCGTCTGATGCCACTCTTCTGCCCCACCGATCAACAGGTCGCCCTCTCGGCCGCGGCCTTGCGCCCGCGCGGGGATGCCTGGCGCCATGGCGGCTTTGATGCGCTGGAAGGCTCGACCATGGGCCGGTTCTTCGGCGGCCTTGGCCGGGCCGCGGGGCCGACCCATCGCCGCCTTTGCGATATGGTCGATGAGTTCTTCTGCTCGACCGCGAGCGAGACCAGCGATCTCTGGCAGTTGGAATATGGCCTGCCCGATGCATGCGGGCCCTTCCTTTCGGCCTGCGAGAAAGCCAACGCGGTCGGCGACAGCACGGCGCTCTATGCCATCGGCGTTGCCGCCGCGCGGGGGTGGAGCATCGCCATCGCCGAGCAATGGATAACGAATGTCGAGGATTGCGCCTGCGGCCTGGGCCTTGCCGGAACCATGATCGCGGGCGCGGAAAACGGCGTGGCCTGGGAGGTGACGGTCGATCTCGACGCCTCTCCATCCTATGTGCCGAGCGGCCTTAGCCCGCCGCTGATGGGGCTTCTCCTGCCCGGCGACCAGCTGAATTGCGACGAGGAACTCTCCGCCATCCGCTGCATCCTGCGGCTGATCGCGCCGGCTCATGCCGATCTCGTCCTGCGGGCAAAGCCCCCGTCTCCCGCCCCGTCTCCGTCTCTCTCCTTCGATGACGGGCGGAACTCGCAATATCTTCCCATGCTCTGAGTGAGAAAATCCCATGGCAGACGCACTAGGCCCCGCCGCCTTCGGCGCGGCGCGCGCGACGACCACGCGCCCGACCTACACCCCGAGCATCCTGAACGCGGATAGCTGGTTTCAGGACTGTACCAGCCAGGCCGCGCGGGATGGCACCGAGATCCGCTCGGCCCTTCTGAATGCGTTTCTGGCGCAGCTTCGCACCATTTTTCGCGCCGGCGAAGTGCTGGAAAACAACTCGGATGACATGCTGCTCCGGGCCATCCGCTCGCAGCGCGCCAACCTGGTTGCCACTGCCTCTGTGGGCGGCACGGCGAATGCCATCACGCTGAACTTCAACCCCGCCTTCGCAAGCCTTTCCGAGCTTCTCGGGGTTCCGATCCGGTTTATGGTGGAGGCGGATTCCACCGCCGCCGTGACAATCGCGGTCGATGGCCTGGCACCCGCCCCGCTGACTTTCGTGGATGGCGCGAGCGTGGGCGCCGGCGGCCTCACCAATGGCCGGCTGATCGAGGTGATGCATGACGGCACGCGCTTCCTTGCGCTGGCCGGCGTGACCGCCGCCTCCGGCCACACACACCCGATGGCCGATGTCATCGGCCTCCTCGCGGCGCTCGACGGCAGGGTTGCGAAGGCCGGCGACGTGATGGCTGGCCTGTTGCGGCTTTCCTACAACTTTCCCGAAATTCGATGGGGTGAGGCCGGCGGTGCATGGCGGCTTGTCAAGCAGGGCAATGCCGGGGCGACCGGCTCGTTCCTCCTGCAGCATTCGCTTGACAATTTCGCCTCATCCCCGACGACTGTTCTTTCCGTCAACCCAACCACGGGTGTTTCGAGCTTCCCCACCCCCCTTGCGCCGGAAGCGGGAATCCAGGCATCCGGCTCGCTCGGCTCGGCCGACAGGGTTCTTACCGGCGGCACGACCCCGCAATGGCGCACGCTGGCGCAAATGGGCGTCGAGCCGCTGGTCGTCCCCGCGACCAGCTTTACTGCAACCGATGTCGTCTGGGACAATCTCACTTCGGGGGTTTATCAACTCCAGATCCTGGGGCTCTGCCCCGACGCGGCCCGCCTGACCCTGCACCCGAGAGAGGCTGGCGCGGACACGCAGGCAAACCACCGCGCATCGCTCTTCAGGAACAACAACACCTATCCGCAGCCCTTCGTTGACTTCGAATTCAGCGGAAGCTTTCGGAATTCGCACCTTGCCGCCCTGCAGCCGGATATCGGGACATACCTCCTTCCTTTCCAGGTTCTGAGCAATGGCAGGATCGGGACGGCCAACTGGACTGCGCCCATGGATCGGTCATTCCCGGCCGACTTGAACAGCGTCGATCCTTTTGGCTTTGGAACCTGGCAATCGACCTCGGTCACAGGCATTGCCCTCAGGGGCGCTTCCGGCAGGACAATCCGCGTAAGCGACCGCACCGGCACCGCGCAAAACTTTGTCCCGTCACAATCGGCAACAATCCAGCACGCCCGCCTGATCAAGGTCGGGTAACCCGCGGCCACGCCCGCCCGCATGAAGCCCCGCCCTCCTCGCGGGGCTTTGTTTTTCCGGGGCATCAACCCCGCCCTTTTTCCCGACACCCTGAGGCGCACCGATGCCCGATAATGTTCCCATCAAGGACGGCAATGGCCTTCTGCAGGCGCTGCGGACCAAGGAGACCGCCCTTGGCGTTCACCTCAACCTGCAGGCCCTGGCGGATCCGGTCACCGGCGCGGCGCTCACGCTGGCCGCCGGCGGCCGCGTGCCGGTCGAAAGCCGGAATTCCCTGCCGGTCGCAACCAGCGCCACCATCATGAGCGTTACGACCGCCGCGGTCGGCGCCAACTGGACGGCCTTTGCCGCGCAGGCCTGCACCTCCCTCGATCTCGTCAATAACAGCGGGACGACCATCGAATATCGACGCGGCGCCGCGGGCGTTGGCATGCCTATCCCGACCGGATCGGCGCGCATGATCATCGGCATCACCAACGCCAACCAGATCCAGGTTCGCCGCACCGATCTCTCGGCAACGCAAGTCACGGTTCAGGCCGAGGCGCTTTCATCCTGAGGTTTCGCATGATCGGCTCGCTTTCCCGCAATTTCGCCAGGGCCACGACATCGCTGACGCGGCGCCTGCGGCCCGATGCCCCGCCCGCCGGGCGGCTGGTGTGGGGCACCGGCATCGAGATCACATGGGGCGCCGGCTTCCTGATCTGGAGCAATTGACATGGATATCGATCTCAAGACCCTTGCGCCGGACAGCACCATTCCGGCGGGCGCCGTTCTTTTCGGCGCGGACAGCCAGGCGGCCACGCAGCCAAGTGTTTACCCGCTTTCGGATGTCGTGGCGGTTGCGACCGCCACCACGGCCTCGGCCGCCAACACCTTCACCGCCGACCAGGTGATCTCCAAGGCAACGCCGGTTCTTGTGCTGAACAAGACCGCCTCCGGCCAGTTTCTCTCCCTTCGCGGCTCCACGAATGGCAGCTTGCGATGGGAGATGCCGCTTGGCAACAGCACCGCCGAATCCGGCTCGAATGCCGGGTCCGACTTCGAGATCGCGAGCTACACAGATGCGGGCACGGGTCGCGCGGTGCGCATGCGCATCCGCCGCTCGGATGGCTTCACCACGATCGGCGGCTCCGCTGAAATCGGCACGCCGGATGCGAGCAATTCGCTGCTCTTGCGCCGGCGCGGCGCCGCCTCGGGCGGGCGCATCGACCTTGAGAGGGGCGCCTCCGGCAACACGCTGGCGAGTGATGTGCGCATCGCCCTTGAAGGCAACCTGCTCCAGATCGGCGAGACGGGCGGCACGCAACGCGGATGCAATATTGACGTTTCGGCTCTTGCGGCAGGGTTTGGAACCCCGCTCGGGGGCGGGAATATCATCCTTGTCGCATCGCAAGCCACGACCAGCGGCACACAGTTCGATTTCACGGGATTGCCAGCGGGCATCAATGAAATCGTGGTGCATTTTATGGGTGTGTCCCTCACGACAACTGATGATTTTCTAGTGCAGTTGGGGACTTCTGGCGGGGTTGAGAATACCGGGTATACATCAACGAGTCTTGGTATTGATTCCGGCACTCTTGGAAACTGGCAAGCAACATCAACATCCGGGTTTGTAATTGTCACACCAAATCTTTCGCAACCTGCTTTGGGCAATGGAAATCTCTTTCTCCGTCGCGCAAGCGGAAACACATGGACCGCGTCTGTAGGCATGATGCTTTCGGCAGCCGGCAACTCCGGCTCAATTCACGGTGGCGGGGTTAAAACTCTTGCGGGAACACTTGACCGCGTTCGCCTTACCCGCACCGGAACCGACACGTTTGACGCTGGCGCTGTCAGCATCAGCTATCGATGAGGAAGGCCATGCTCCCAACGCAATCCGATGTGCTGGCCGGGCGCTCGATCTATGGCGACCCGCGCGGGCGCAATCCATCCGTCGTCTCGCCCGGCTGGTATGCCCGGAATATGGTTCTGCTGCCCGTTCCGTTCCGAATGACCTATGCGGGCAAGCCCATGCGCGGGCTGATGTTCCACCGGGCCGCGGCCCCGCATTTCGCCCGGTTTTTCGATCTGCTGATGGCGGAAGCCAAAGGCAGGCAGGAAACGCTTGATCACTGGGGCGTCTCCATCAATGGCGGCTCGTTCAATTATCGGCTGATGCGCGGGCTCAACACGCTTTCGATGCATTCCTATGGCTGCGCGCTCGACCTTGACCCTGCCCGGAACGGGCTTGGCGATGCCACGCCGCGCTTTGCCGAATTCCCCGAGGTGGTCCGCGCTTTCCGCGCCTCCGGCCTCGAATGGGGTGGGGATTGGAAAAGGCGAAAAGATGGGATGCATCTGCAGGCCACGCAGCCCATCCGCTAACCCGCGCCGGGCGGCTCCCCGGCACATCCCGAAAGGAAAATACCATGGATAAGGTTATGGGCGTCGCCCGCGCCGTTCTGGCGGCGGGCGCAGGCTGGCTCGTGGGCAAAGGCTATATCGACCAGGGCATGGCCGATCAGGTCGTCGGCGCGGTCATCATCATCGGCACCGCCATCTGGTCCGTGATGTCGAAAAAGCAGGCCGAATGACGGGGCTTCTTGCGGCTCTCCTGAAGGGGCTGGCGGATTTCCTCGCGCGTCTCGTCGCCGACTGGCGGCGGGACGGCGCGCTTCAGGGCAAGGGCCGCGCCGAGGGCTCGGCTGATCTCAACAAGGGAATTTCGGAGATTGCCGATGCGCAGGCACAAAACAACGCCGTTGATCGCGGTGGGGCTCGCGGCGTTCTTGACCGGCTGCGAAACCCTGCCGGGCGAGGGCGCCCTGGCGGTGAATGAGCCGGGGAGCCTCCTTGCAGTGGCACGCACGATCGCGCCCGCCTGCCCGGCGCCGACCGCCGCGGCCCGGCTTCGCGCCATCCAGGCCGAGCTTGAAGCCGGCATCAAGGCCGGCGCTGCGCCGGATGCCCTGGCGGAAGAATGGGAGAGGCTTGATCAGGCCGCGCGCATTTGCCGGGGGATGAAATGAGCCCCGCCCCCTCGCCCCCTGCGCTCGATCCGCAACTCACCCTGATCGTTACCAGCCTGATCAGCGCGATCGGCGGCTACTTCGCCTCCCGGCTTGGCCTGAAAACCAAGCGCATCGAAAGGGCCCCGGAGTTGCAGGAGCATCTGAACCGCGCCGTGGCCGACCTGATCGCGCATTACACCAAGGCGCTCGAGCAGGAGAAGGCCCGGCACGCCGACCATATGGCGGAGATGGACGAAAAGCTTGACCGCGCGCTGGCTCGCATCGAGCACCTGGAAGACACCATACGCCGCGCGGGGATCGTGGTTCCGCCCCATCCTGAAAATTGAGGCTGCCATGGTCCCCGTTCGCAACTTCACGATCTGGATTGGCAATTCCGGCACGGCCGAGAACCAAAGCGGAATTGTGGCTGTCCTCAAGGCCGGCTCGCCGCCCGCCCCTGAAAATCTCACCGGGGTCGAGATCGTCTTTCGCGCCACGGATGGCACACAGGCGATCCGCAAGACCAGCGCCGATAACGGCATCGCCCTCGAGCCGCTGGCAGGCCGGATCACGATCCCGATCTCCGTGGCGGAAAGCCGTCTTTTCGGCAGGGGCAGGCGCTGGCGATACGAAATCGAGTGCCGCGCCGCCGGCGCGGAGCGCACAATCATGACCGGCGAACTCATCCCGGCGGGGGGCATGAATGACGACGCAAATTGAAGTCGTGGTCGAAGGCCCCGCCCAGATCATCGAAGTGATCAGCGCCGGCCCGCAAGGCCCGCCCGGCCCGGCCGGCGCAAGCTATTCCGGCCCGAAGATCACCGCCTCCACCACACCGCCCCCCAATCCGTCGCCAGGCGATATCTGGATCGACATTTCCTGAGGATTCCTTCATGTCCAAGACCGATGCTTTCGAGGCGGCGCTGCTCGACCTCCTCTTCATCAACACCAACATCGCCAACCTTGGCGATGCGACCGGCGTCCGCGGCTCCACCGCGGCCGGCCAGCTTTTTCTTTCGCTGCACAGCGCCGACCCCGGCGAGGCCGGAACGCAGGCCACGAGCGAGATCGTCTATACGGGTTATGCGCGCGTGGGCCTGAACCGTGTCTCCGGCGCGGGCGGTTTCACGCGGACCGGCAACAGCATCAGCCCGACCGGCAACGTCGATTTCCCCGCCTGCACGGCCGGCACGGCCACGGCCACGCATTTCGGCATCGGGGTCGCCTCCTCCGGCACGGGCACGCTGCTCTACAAGGGCGCGATCACGCC